GGTGTAAGAAAAGGGTAAAAAACAATTCATTACGGCAAATTACGTCTGTGATTACATTGAATTCTATTAAGGGTGTTTCCCAGAAAAAAAAAAAATTATTTTTTAAAACAAGTAAAAGTATCTACGATAGACGTAATACCGTAAGGAGCTAATGTATATGCGGTTCTTCAAATTACACTAAGTAATATTTGACGTAATTCAACGTAATTCAACGTAATGGAAAAAGGGTCAAAAATCGATTTTCATAGGGGAGCTCCGCGAGAACGGTTTTTTTTTTTTTTTTTTTTTTTTCTGGGAAACACCCTTAATAGAATTGAATGTAAGAAAACCTGAATTTCAACGTAATTTGCCGTAATGAAAACACCTTTGACACTAGCGGTGTTTTTATATATGCTGTTTAAAGAAGATCTTCATAGGAGAAAGACATGGGTCGTGCAAATGATGTTGAAGTTAGATCGCCAGGAATTGTTCCAAAAGAGCACCCGCTCAGAAAAAACCAGTTCACAGGTCGCAGAAAATACCCTTTCAAGGCGATGATTGTCGGGGACTACTTTTGTATTGAAAACCAAGTAGATGCAAAAGCTGCTCGAAACAGTTTAAAAACTTTTTATAAAAAGTTGAAAGAGCAGGGTAAGAAGTGGCAGTTTACTGTTCGACCAAAACAATGCGGGGTAGAGTTTTGGATTTGCAGGAGGATTGTCTAATGGCTAATTCTAAAAAACCCCAAAAACTTCCGTTTGGTGGGTTAGGTCAAGACCCTTTGTTAGCAGAAAGAATTTCAAAAATACCTGCTAGGAGTAAGCCATTGAAGATGCTGACCCCTACTCAAACGAAATTCATTCATGAGATCGTAGCAGGTGAGGGTAAGCTGACTCAAAAGGAAGCTGCCATACGTGCAGGTGTCCCAAAAGAAAAAGCGATCCAGACGGCCTCCGCTTGGCTCCAGCTCCCTGCGGTACTTATTGGAATACAGCAATTTAGGGCTCAACTGGCGGAAAAGTATGGTACTAATTTTGACCGACACATGCGTGATATGCAGATTATTCGTGACAAGGCACTTGAAGCAGGTAATTATGGGGCAGCTGTACAGGCAGAGTATAGGCGTGGGCAGGCGTTGGGTACTATATACATTGATCGCAAGGAGATCAGGCACGGCACGATTGATACAATGAGCAAAGAAGAGGTCATGCGCAAACTTCAATCAATTAAAACGATGTATCTGACGGGTGCGCAGGGCATCGAAGACATTGAAACCAAAGAGCAGTTAGAAGAGCAAACAGAAGAGGAAATACTAGATGGCGATGACACCGGAAGTGAAACTCTACCAGTTGATCAAGAAGAACATGACGAAAACGTTTATGACGAGGATCGAGTCGAGGGTGAATCTGGGGATACCGGACGTTTTGGTAGCTTTGCCTTTGACGAAAAAGTGGACGATGTTAGAGTTGAAAATAGTAAGCCGTGGGTATTCGGTAAAACTTAGTCCGCATCAGTACGCTTTCCATCTAAAACATGCTGATTTAGGTTGTCCTAGTTTTATCCTTGTACAGTACCACCCAAAAGGAGCCACTAAAACGACCGAGGTTGAGTTATTACTATATGAAGGTAGGGTAGCTAGGGTACTGCTAGAAAAAGGCGTCAGAGCCCCTCCTGTAGCTTCCTATAAGCTTTCAGATGTAGACTGGGACGACTTAACAGAAAAGTTATCCCAATGAAAAAGACCCATAGCTGATCACTATGGGTCTTTTTATATCAATAGTTTTTTACTTTGCCTTACTTGCGTTTGTCCCTGTTCATAAAGGCTTGCACAAAGGCGAAAATAACCAGTCGTTTGATCAGCTTAAAAAGTCCCTTGCTGTCTGTAGGAGCTGTCATACGGTTGCACCCCCTCTAACCGTGTTTAAGGTAGACTCATGCCTTTCTTGTGCATGAGCAATCAAAGCGTCAATCACAACCCCCTGTATTCTAAAAATCTCAATCTTAAGATCTACCCCTCTCATATAGTCACCGAAAGGCTCATTAAATATTAATTCTCGCGTTTTATCGTCAACATTTGCCGGTATTAAACCCAGTACTTCATTAAAACTTAAATCATCGGGAAAAGTGTCGAACACTATGTTTAAAGTTGCGCGCTCTGCGTGGGTAAGATTGTTCATAATGTGGCCTCTGCTATTCTAAAATCGCTCATGTTGTATGGTTCAATAAAACCGTTTTGTACGTCTTCGTTTAATTCACTGAAATATTCGTTTAGTTCTTTAAGCGCTTCGTCATACGATGTGAACGTGACCGGCGTGGCGCTATCATCGCGCCATGTGTTGCACCACCCATCGCATAATGTAAATGTTTCAATTTGATACCGCATGATTTGCCCCTTGCACGACTGTTTTAAACGCCGTTACAGCGTTGGCTAATGTTTGCGCGTCTTTTTCCCATTGCTCTACCATAGAACCACTGGCATTATCTTGGATAAAATAGTTGGCTAAGGTTAGGCCACTGTCAATGGACTTTAATTGGTCTTCAGTGATTAAATAAGTTTTCATGCTGTTTTACCTTTTAAAATTGCGTTTAAATAACTAATAACTTTTTCGGCCTTAAATTCATTAGCGTCGGGATCCTCTAGCAGTGCCAGGGCACGTTCACAACCTAGTTTGTAGGCCGCGTATTCTGCTAGTATTTTTAACATTGCTTCACTCATGCTGTAACCCCTTGTTTGATTATGCGAATAACTTTAATCATGCTAACGCCATGCGCAGGGTATGCGATCACTTTTACGGCCTTGTCGTAACATGCCCTGCAACCGTTACACTTCCCGCCATGCGAGTAGGCCTCACATAATTTCATTTCTTTTGTAGTATCTGCAGGTGTTGGAACGATCACCGAACCGTGCAGGCCTGTTTCATATTCACCTGTAACAGAATCACTGCTAAAACGTACCATAACGTTTGGTAACGCTTGCATATCGTCTAGTACAGTCTTAAACTTTGTAAACTTATGCATACGTGTGGGTAACCAGTGCTGTACCCACGTGGTAAGTGTCATTACTTCAAGTATTTTTTCTGCTAATTTAACGCTGTAAACATCACCACTATCAAACCATCTAAAATAACGGTCTTTTTTAAGTTCGTTAACCATATCGCTTACCCACTCAGGGCGCTTCCAGTCTATTTTATTGTGTTCACGTGGTGCCTTCACGTTCGGGAAACGATAATTTCCATTTACAGCGTAACAACCTTTACAGGCATCAACTAATACGCCTGATGATTGAACAGCACCGGGGCACGTGTCAATGGCCTGCAATGACCATGACCTTATGCCGTCAAGTTTGCTAGTAACTGATAATTTAATCATGATTTTTCTTCCTGTATAGTTAAAACGTTAAATAAAACAAAATAAAACAAGGGTAATAAGTAACATTGTAAACAAAAATAACTCAAATAAAATAGGGGTTTTCCCTGTGTTTGCGCCATTTAATTGGCGCCATGTTTGATCATACTTTGACATTATTTAAACCTCTAAAATATTTGGCTGCAGCTCATATTTTTTGCATGTTTCTTTATGTACAATGGCGTCTTGAGCAGCTGTCAACCGTAGCGTTTTTTTGCCCCCGTCTTTGTAAACTTTTGTTGAAATTGCATCGGTTAAAAACCAGCCAGTTAATTTACGCATCAAAGTGATAGAAGTCGCATCACGTGAATATTTATATGAAATTGCGACCGCGCCACCACTTGTCGCTGCAAAAACAGCGCCCGTAAAATGTTTTTTTGCTTTGAGTAGCGACGTCAATCTGCTTTCCGCGTCGCTACTCAACGCTTCGATTTGAACAAATTGTGTATACGTGTGCGCTGCAGATTTCAAATTAATTTCACGCAAAACTGCTTCGATTTTTTGTGCATTTGCTAATATGATTTTAATTTCTTTCATAATTTTCTCTCTGTATATTTACCCGCGCCGACATTGGCGCGGGCTTGGGTTTAGATGCCTGTAATCATGCTACCAAGCCGCGAACGGCGCATAAAATGCCGCGTCGCCGCCATGGTTGATAGCGCGAGTCGTGATTAAAACGCGTGGGAATCCCGCGACCACCAGGTGTGGTCTGTACTGTGACGCACGTAATATTTCCCAGCGTCCGTGAGGACGCTGTAAACGACCAGCCCCGATTGGTCGTCGCGCTCAGCGCGCCTGACTTCAACGGCGCGCTGAGCGCCGTATTTCCTGCACACAAAAGGGGGCGGGGTTACGCACCCCACGACCCCAAATTCTGATGGGTTTGCTAAAACTTCAATTTTTGTTACGTCCATTTTGATTTCTTTCATTTTGGTTTGCCTTTAAATTAATTAGCTTGATTGACCGGCCACGATTCGCATGGCCGGTTTGGGGTTAATTAGCGTTAGGGATTAGCATGCCGGCTTCAGCGATCACGTGCCATTCGTTATCAATAATTAACACAGCAGATAAAACTTTTACGCGCTCCTGAGTCTTACGTGTTGCGTGAACTGTTACCGCGCTGTCGCTACGGTTGATCTCAGCGCCGGGTAAGTTAGCGATTGTCGCGAGTATTGCGTTAAGGTTTGCTGTACTAACTAGAGTGGGTAAGGTTTGCATGATGTATTTCCTAAGTTTAGTGTTAGTTTATTTAATATTACCCTTATATTGTATGACAATAAAACACAATAAAACACCAATTACTTATACTTTTTATTTATATATACGCCCTTTATCCATCAAAATTTCTTATATAGGATAAAATTAAAACTTAAAATAGAACGAATCTGTTTATATAAGTTAACTTTAGAATAATCGTGCCCCTAAAATAAAACTAAACTTGACCCGTGGTTCTTGCCCCTTTTTCCCGTGACCCGTGGTAAATGTTTCACGTGGAACGGTGCATTAAAAATATTGCGTTTTTTGGGGGTATATCTAGGTATGGGTTCAAAACATGCGTGGTAAGTGTTTCACGTGGAACGGTGCAAGGTTCGCGGTTAGTTATGCACTGTAGTGGTGCATGATTCGCGGGCAATGTTTCACGGGCAATGTTTCACGGGCAATGTTTCACGTGGAACGATTCGGGGTAAACGAGCATGGGGTAAACGAGCATAGGGTAAACGAGCATAGGGTAAACGAGCATAGGGTAAACGAGCATAGGGTAAACGAGCATAGGGTAAACGAGCATAGGGTAAACGAGCATAGGGTAAACGAGCATAGGGTAATCCCTTAAGGGTTAACCCCTAGGGTACCTTGGGCTGTTCCACGTGGAACACGGATCGCGGTGACCCGTCCCCCTTTTTTTACCCCCCTTCTCGGCTGGCGTCGACTTAAGCCCTATTTCACACATTTTATGGGAGCCTGAACGAAAATGACTTCTTGCTCCTTGTAAAAGGCCCCCGGTTCGTGTACAAAGTAACTTGACTAAAAATTTTTAGCAAAAATACACCAAGAAAACACCCCTATGACGATTGAATCAATCGAAACCATTGAACCTGACACAGAAGAGCTACGCTTAGAGCTACGTCTTCGGATGCTCGAGGCCCAAGAGCAGGCACAAAATAACTTTCTTGCCTTTTGCAAGTACGTGTGGCCTGAGATGCTGATTGGCGAGCACCACCGTAAGATTGCCGCGGCCCTTGATCGGGTAATCTCGGGCGACTGTAAGCGCTTGATGATTGCGATGCCACCTCGCCACGGCAAAGAAATTGCGCACAGTACGCCTGTCTTGACCCCGAACGGCTGGACAACGCACGGGATGCTCAAGCCTGGCGATCAGGTGTTTCATCCATCGGGTAATCCTGTTTCTATTTTGGCGGAATCCAAAGGGCATGTTGATGATTATCTTGTCACAACGTCTTCGGGGGAAACGATTCGTTGTCACGCGAACCATGAGTGGACAGTCTATGACCGTTCCCGCGGTTCGTGGCGCGTGGTGGAAGCCCAGTACTTAGCGACTAAGAAGCTTCACTCTGGTCCCGAGAACAAGCGTGGGGGCAGGTATCGGTTTCAGTTGCCTGAGATCATGCCATTAAATTTTGAAGAAAAGGTTTTGCCTCTTGACCCTTATTTCCTTGGAACGTGGCTCGGGGACGGGACAGCAAGTGGGGCGGACTTTGTGTATCACCCCTCGGATCCCGAACCGCGGATCGAGATTGAGCGTCGTGGTTTTGTTGTAAGCTCAGAGCATAGCCATGCCACCACAAGCGTGATCAAAGCTACGTTTGGTGGGCAAGGTATTCGGAAAGTTTTAAAAGAGCTTGGAGTTTATAAGAACAAGCACATCCCTGATATTTATTTGCGCTCTTCGATTGAGCAACGTTTAGATCTTCTTGCAGGGTTAATTGATACGGATGGGCATGTAGAGCGCACGACGAGTCGAGTTCGGATTGCCACTTGTTCTGAGTTTTTAAAATGCTCATTGGTGGAGTTGTTGACTAGTCTTGGTCAACACCCTTATGTGCATGAGCAGTTACCTTGTCGGAGCACAAGTGGTATTCAAGGTAAGCAGATTGTTTACTACGTTGGGTTTCAGCCTACTTTGGATATTCCGACACAGATACCGAGAAAGCGTGTGCAAAGGGTGAGCTTGTCTAGACGCGCAACAGCGATCACACAAGTGGAGTTTTTGCCAAACGGGGAGAGGGGCAAGTGCATTCAAGTGGATGCACAAGATGGGCTGTATTTGGTTGGGACTACATTGATTCCTACCCACAACTCGCAGATGGGAAGTTTCTTGTTCCCCGCTTATTTAATGGGCAAACGTCCAACGAGTAAGTTGATTGTTGGGTCGCACACCGCGGAGCTCGCACAGCGCTTTGGGCGCATGATTAGAAATCTTGTGTCTGAGGATAACTATCGGGATCTGTTCCCCGAGATGGCGTTGTCAGCGGACAGTAAAGCAGCGGGACGTTGGGACACGAGCGCGGGTGGCGAAGCGTTCTTCATCGGCAAGGGCGGTGCGATGACGGGTCGTGGCGGGGACGTGGTGATTCTTGATGACATCTTGGATGAACAAGATGCGGTGTCCAACACGGCGATGGAGAACACGTGGTCGTGGTACACCTCTGGACCTCGTCAGCGCTTGCAACCAGGTGGTGCGATTATCGTGATTAACACTAGGTGGAAGACGGACGATTTGTCGGGGCGCTTGCTCAGGCAACAAGGTCAGTTAAAGACGGATCAGTGGGAGGTGTTGGAGTTTCCTGCCATCTTGCCAAGTGGCAATCCTTTGTGGCCCGAGTACTGGAAGCTTGAAGAGTTAGAGAAGGTTAAGATGTCCATTGGCCTTCGTAAGTGGCAAGCGCAATGGCAGCAGCAACCCACGGCGGAAGAGGGTGCCATCTTGAAGCGCGAGTGGTGGCGCGCGTGGCCCGACCAGCATCCGCCCCCAGTGGACTACATCATCCAAAGCTATGACACGGCGTACTCCAAAAAGGAGACGGCGGACTTCTCTGTTATCACGACATGGGGTGTGTTTCACCCGACAGCGGACGACGGGCCGAACGTGATTTTGATGGGGGTGAAAAAGGGTAGGTGGGATTTTCCTGAGCTCAAGCGTGTGGCGATGGACGAGTACAGGTATTGGCAACCCGATAATGTGTTGATTGAAGCCAAGGCTACGGGCACGACTTTGCAACAAGAGCTTAGGCGAGTGGGGATTCCTGTGACGATGTACGCCCCAGGGGGTAGGCGCGCGGGGCAAGACAAGGTTTCCCGTGCGAATGCGGTGGCACCTATTTTGGAATCTGGAATGGTTTGGGCGCCCGACACGGACTGGGCGGAGGATCTGATTGAGGAATGCGCTGCGTTCCCCAATGGCGACCATGATGACCAGGTGGATAGCACCATACAGGCGCTCATGCGGTTTAGGTCGGGCAACTTCATTACTTTGTCCACCGACGAGCAATGGGGTGACACCAATGAAAAAGAAGTTGTACCAGAGTACTATTAAGGGATACAATCAGGCGAGGCATATCAGGATGCACAGGTGCGATAAGGACATTTCACGATGACACAAGAAGAACTTTTGCAACAGCAGTTAATGGGCACTCCCACAAGCGCTGCGGCACAGATGCGTCAATTTAACACTGTAAACCCTGCGCAATATGCAGCGGGTGGTCCAGTTGATTGGCAAGACTGGATGAACCAGACTTTGGAAGGCAGTGTGCCTTACTCTACTTATCAAGCCCCGTTATACGGGGGCATGGACCAATTTACTTTTGCAGGAATGCCTGCCTCAGCCCCTACCACATACCAGTACCCAGCTTACGGCGGGATGCCAGAGGATGTGTTCAATTGGACCGCGCCCCGCGTATCTGGGGGACAGCTTATCCAACCTGAAAGACAAGCCCCTATACAGTTTGAAGCGCCGTTGCCTTTTACAACGCCAGCGCCTACTCCTGACTTTGGTACTCCAAATTTTCCTACTGAAAATGTATTTGCAGATGCGATTGCTCTTGCGGATACTGCCCCTGAGACTAATCCGTTTATTGCCCCCGTTGCGCCTGTCGCACCACCTACGCCTGTCGCACCACCT